GTCCAACAAGATCACCGGCCTCACGGAAAAAGCCACTAGCCAGTTGGTGGAGACGACCGGGATCGGGGACACGTTCTACGAGACGGCCCCCACGGGCCTCACCACGGTGGAGGTGACGCAGACCGGGGCGTTTTTCGATACCACCACCAACTACTCGCACGACGCCTTTAGCGGCTCCGTGCCGACCTCGCCGCAAGCCACGGCGCGGGTGATTTGTTTAGGCTTCGCCGGTCAAACAATCGGTTATCCGATGGTGGGCTACCAGGGTTCGTGGAGCCAGGATTACGAAGTCGTCGCAGAGCAGGGCAATCTCCAGAAGGCGAACGTGACGTATGCCATGACCGGCACCAGAAGTGCAGGGGTTATCCTCGAAAAACTCGTCACGAAGACGGATAGTTGGGATACCACTTCGACACCTGTGGACAACTCGGCCTCGTCGAGTGCGGGCGGTGTGGGATTTATTCAGTGTACAGCCGCGTCTGGGTTCAGTGGATTTGTTGGGACGGTCCGGCACTCATCGGATGATGTGACCTATTCCGATTTGCTCTCGTTCACCGATAATGTCTCGGCCCCGTTTGCGGAACGTGTGAGTGTGTCGGGGACGGTGAACCGCTATCTCTCGTTCACCGGAATCATAACTGGGACCGGAAGTATCACGGTGTTCTGTGGCTTTAGTCGCTCATAAGGGAAACGCTGTAAACTACTGAAAGGAAAAGACTTATGGCTGGAAAGTATGGCCCCTCGTCGGTCACTGTAAGCTTGGAAGACAGCCCCGGCGGCACCTCTCGTGCGCTCACGAATTTCATACTGGAAGGGGTCAGTGCAAAAACCACGTCCATCTTGCAGGACACCACCGCCCTCGGGGACTCGTTTGAAGAGCAGACCCCGACCGGCACCAAGCGCGTGGAACCCATCACCTTAACCTGTATCTGGGACACGACTGGGACGACGGGTACGCACGCAATTTTGGGGACGGTGGACGACGGCCCGCAAGACGATGGGCGGGAGTTGGTGGCCGTGTTCGGGGACAGCAAGACCTTCACCGTGGATGTCAGGTTGATGTCCTCGGAGGTCGTCGCGGCGAACGGCGCGATCCAAACCATCGTGGCGGAACTCGTCCCGACTGGCGCGGGCGTCTGGTCGTAACTTCGGCGGCGGACAGGAGAATGAGCGAATGGGATTAGTGATTGGGCACACCACGACTGTACATCTTCCGCACGACGCGGGCGAGTCTGCGGTGATCCGCAAACTCTCACACCGCAAACTCGCGGACGCCGCTGCCGCGCAGCAGAGCCAGGGGATCGGTTTCATGCGCGAAGTGGGCGCGGAGTTGATGAAGGCGCTTCGCGATGCGGATACCGATAAGATCGACCGCATCCAGCGCACGCAGGAAGCGAACCTCTCCAACTATCACCGCGATACGCTCCTCGAAAAAGGCGTCGTCAGTTGGACGCTCGATCCGTCCATCACGGATTCTAATCGGATCGAAGTCCTCGGGGAACTTGACGAGGAGACCGCTGCGTTTTTAGCTCAGGCGATTTTCGAGTACTCACGCCCTGAGACAGCGGGCGAAGCGGGGGAAGAGCGCGGCGGTTTGTCGAGTACCTAGAGCAAGGAGAGGAATCGGTCATTCCGCCGCCCGATGCGTGGATCGTCAGTCGTGTCTGCGAGGAATTCCACTGTTTACCCGATGCGGCGCGGCGGGCCATCGCGCAGGACATCGGGGGATCGATTTTCCAGATCCTCGATTTTCGATCCTTGGCGAGCGCCAAAGCGCGGATTGATCGGGTGGATGCAAAGCACCGACCGACCGATGCCGCCGCCGTGCGGTATCTACAGCTACAAATGGAGCTAGTGGGCAGAGAGTTAGGTATTGATACCACGTCATGATCAATATCGGCACGTTACTCGCCACGCTCAAGCTCAACGACCGACTCACTCCCGCGTTGGCGAAGGCGTCCGCGAACCTGCAAGCCACTGGCACAAAACTCAAGGCGTTGGGTGGCTCGATGCAAGCCACCGGCACCACGATGACGATGGGCCTCACGGCTCCTATCGTGGCAATGGGGGCGGCGGTAGCCGTGGCGTTTGGTGGGTTTGAGAAATCCATGAACCGGGTAAAGGCGCTGACGGGCGCGACGGGGAAGGATTTCGATGCCTTGACAACGCAAGCCAAAGAGTTAGGCAAGACGACAAGTTTTAGTGCGAGCGAAGCAGCCGACGCCATGGGCTTCCTCGCCATGGCTGGATTCTCCACCACAGAAGTGATCGGAGCCATGCCGGGCGTGCTTGAGCTAGCAGCCAGCGCACAATTAGACCTCGCGAGCGCCGCCGATATCACATCAAACATAATGACCGGGTATGGTCAGACCACGGAGGACTTAGCCAAGACAAATAACATCCTCGTGCAAGCTATGACTTCGGCGAATGTCGATCTCACGATGCTCGGGGAAAGTATGAAATACGTCGGGCCTGTGGCTAAGTCGGCTGGTGTAAGTTTCGAGGAAGCCACGGCGTCTATTGCGTTGATGGGGAACGCTGGAATCCAGGGCAGCATGGCGGGCACGGCATTACGCGGCGCGATTAGTAAGCTCCTCAATCCGACGAGTAAAGCCGCCAAGGAAATGCGAAACCTGGGTATGGCTGCGACAGATTCTAAGGGCAACCTTTTGCCCATGTCGGATATTGTGCAGCAGCTTGGAGATCGTGGCGCGACCACCGCGCAGATGATGACGATCTTCGGTCTGCGCGCTGGCCCCGCAATGGCGGGCCTTGTCTCGCAGGGGCATGAAGCCCTGCGGAAGATGACCGGTAGCTTGGAAGGTGTGGGGAACGTCGCCCAGCGGATCAAGGATATCCAACTAGAGGGACTCTCGGGCGCGTTTATCCGGTTCAAGAGCGCCGCGAATGGCGCGATGATCGAGATGGGCGAGCAGTTAGCCCCCGCGTTTGAACGGATACTAGAGATCGGGATCAAAGTCTCCAATTGGGTGAGCAATAAATTGGTCCCGGCGTTTGCGGCGCTGTCCCCCACCACTCAGGCCGTGATCCTCGGGTTGGTGGCGCTGCTGGCAGCGATTGGGCCGCTGTTGATGATCGCGGGCACTGCGGTGATCGCTATCGGCTCGTTGATGACGACCATCGGTGGGTTGATGACGACCATCGGGGGGCTGGGAGTAGCCTCGGGGACGCTGGCTGGATCTCTTACCGCATTGTGGGCCGCGACGGGTGTGGGGCTAATCGTGATCGCGGCCGTTGCCGCCGCGTTTGCGCTTTGGAAGTTTGTGAAATGGGTCACGGGACTCGACAAAGTACGAAATGCGTTTACCCGCTTGAAGGGAGTCTTAGGGCTACTCTCTGACGAAGAAGTCAAAGCCCAGATAGAATCACGCAAGCTAACAACAAACCTTGGGAATGTCACACCCACTGCGGATGAATTACGAGAAGCGTTAGGGGAAGCGGGTGTCGCTGGCACGGTGAAAGAATTACAGCAAGCGATGGTCAACTTTGCTGGTATCGTGGGCGGTTTGAATCAAGACGAGATGTATCTGATCACGCAGCGGGCGATAGCACTTCGGGACGCGGGCAAGGAATTGACCCCTGAACTCCAGCGGATAGTGGATGTGTTTGAGCGGCAACAGGAAGAAGCCGCCGCCGCCGCCGCAGAACTCGACAATCATCGCCAGGAGAGCGAGGCTTTACTGACGGCGACGGAGGATCTGCGCGTCGAACTCTCGGGCGAGGGATTGTTGGGTGACTTGGCCGTGCTGCAAGCCGCGTGGAAAGCGTTGACCCCTGAACAGCAAGCGAATGCTGACACCATGCAACGGGTTGGGGAGATAGCTGCCTCCCTCGCTGATGAGGGGGTCGTGCTTGAAGGGGTGTTCGTTGATCTTGCTGATGCGACCAGGGACATGGAGTCAGCTTCAAACGATGTCGAAGTGCAATTAACGGATGTTCAACGAGCAGCTCAATCGTTGGCCGATGAAATCTCAGGCAAGAATCTAAAAAATAAAATAGACGCCGTTGATTTGGCGTTTTATTTATTGACACAAACGGGGGCTGAGAATCGAGAGGAAATGGACAAGCTCGGGGCAGAGTACGCGAAGCTGGAGGAAGCTGGGGCTACCCTCACCACAGTACAGCGTGATTTGGTAGAGGGATTCCGCGAAACAAAAGCCGGGGTCATTGATCTCCTTGGGCCAATGGTCGAACAATCTAAAGCGGCGCAAGACTTGGCTGAGGACTGGGGAGATGCTGGACTAACAGACGATCTCCAGCTAGCAGAGCAAGCCTTCCGGCGACTTTATGCCGGGGCACTGCCGCCCACGACACTCGCCCTTGAAGCGGCGGGGCGTGCGGCTTCTGATCTGCGGCAGCGGGGCGCTGAACTGTCTCCAGAGTTGGCGAAAATTGCCGATGAAGCTGATGGCGTCACGAGCAGCATGAGCGGTTTTGGCTCTGTGATGCAAGATGTTGTCGGTAACATGAACAGCATTTTCATCGCCGCGTTCGAGGGCGGTGGTGCAGCTCTGGGCGCTCTCCAGTCTATGGCGACGCAAGCAGCTACGGGGTTGATGAACATGATCCCGATAGTTGGGCCATTCCTCTCGCAATTTGTTGGGCCTATCATTGCAGGGCTCGGAAAAATCGGATCAGCACTCAAGGGGCTGTTCGGTCGATCCGCCACGGATAACCTGAAGCTCACCTCAGAGCGTATGTGGGACATCGGACTAAATCAAACCGCCGCCAAAGCCGCCGCTGAAATGAGGGCGACGGTAGAAACCGACCTCGCCGCGCTCGTGCTCACGCTAGGGCACACCATCGAAGTTTCTGGCGGTGTGATGGCCCTCGGCTTCGATAACG